GTATCCGGTAGTCAATCAATGTATCCGGTAGTCAGTCAGTGTATCCGGTAGTCAGTCAGTGTCAGTCAGGGTCAGTCAGTGTCATTCGGCAGTCATTCAGTCTGGGCAGGGGTTCCATGCAGGTTCTTTGTTCATACTATCCTCTTAGTGTCCCTATCCTGGTCATGGTCATTGGTCATTGTGGTCTGTTCCTTCTATACAGGATTGTGCTGTCCCTCCCACCACAGGGTTCCGGCATGAGGGAACTCATCAGAATGGCATATCTGGGAGTCTTGCTTGGGCATGCTACTTATAGTCATCTTCCCGCCGACTTTTTCTTACGTAACTTACCAAACTTACGTAACTTTTCTAACTGTCGAGAGAGGGGCTCTGGAGGGGCCTGACTATAGGCTTTCTGTAAGGCTGACAGGAGACAGACTCAGGATACATATCTGCCTCCCACCACGGTGTTCTATCTGGACATTTCGTTCCCACAAAACGGGCAGAACTTGAAATCTGGGACTCTCGGCCAGGTCTCTCCCGGCGTGTATTCGGTCGTGTAGACTATGACCTCCATCTTGCAGGTGGAACAGGCTCTCGGGATTCCGGTCCATCGGTACGGGTTAGGTGCGGCCTTCTCCATTCCTTCCTCCGGCGACCAAGTCTCTTAGCTTCAGAACCGTCTCCACCGGGATGAACTCGTTCTCCGGCGTCAGAACGTAGAGCTTGCGGCAAGTCTGACACCGCATCAACTGATACCCATCTTGCTTCAGGAGTACCCAGGCGTAACCGTGACCGCACGGCAGCACATCACGCATTGACTCTTGCCTCCTCCGCCTCAAGGTCCTTGATATACGTTCTCCTCCCTGCGGCCAAAGCGTTCTTCGACCACTCGGACAGATCGGTCCTTCTCTTCCTCGTAACTGACTCCACCGGCTCCACCGGCTCCACCGACTCCACCGGCTCCATGGGCAGATCGTCGACATCTTCGATGAACTCCGTCGCGCAGTCGACCTCGCATACGATCTTTTCCTCCACCACCTGCACCAGGTTAGCGAAGTACCCGGCCTTCTTCAGGACGACGGTCTGTACCACCAGGTACTTGTCCCCTTCCACAAACTCCCTGCCACACTCGGCGCAGACGAGCGGCCAGCATCTGTGGTTTACCTCTTCACTCATCGACCTTCTCCTTCCTGCGGATTCTGATCACACAGGTGCCTCATCGTTCCCCGCGCTGTAAAACCTACAATCTCTACACTCAATCAGTCGGGTCGAGACAGGAGGGATCTGGCGGTGTACCGTTACCGTCGTACTCTCGCTCCCATCCCTCGCCACGTCGACGCACATTCGGGGCCGGGTACTTGGCATTCCCAATACCCTCTTGATCATGTCCCAGGTCATCATCGCCACCACCTCGTTTCTCTTCGTCGTTCATGGCTAACCTCTCAGGTCTGACTGTTCGATGCGGTGCCTTACGTCCTCTTCCTGTCGGTTCCACCAGACCAACGCAGCAAGCAGTCCGATCCGTTCCTCTTGGTCCCTGCGTTCGAGCATGCCCTTCTTGACGGCCTCCACCAGCTTCTTCCTCAAGGAGAGCAGGTTGCCGAGCGTGGGCTCGGTCTCGGCATCGATGTCGATGACTCCTGCGTTGATCATGTTCTTCACACGGCTGGCGACCATCTTACCGAACTGCTCGGTGATCCGTTCCACCCGCCTTACCTTCTGCCGGTTCACTCCATGTCTGAATACGGGCTGTGCCATCTCAGTTCCCCTCCCTCCTCGTCGTTGCAAGCGATTGCAAGATCCCACGCCTCTCGTCGATGACCTGGCGGATGACGTACTCGAGGTTCAGTTTCGGCTGATACCCGGTCAAGAACCTCAGCTTCGTCAGGTCAGGCACACGACGGTCGATCTCCTCGAAGCCAGGCACATACGCCTGGTCGAACGGGACGTACTCGATCTTCGAGGGCGACCGAGTCATGTCCAGTACCCGCAGGGCAAGCTCGCCAATCGTGACCTCATCTGCTCCACCTACGTTCACCACCTGGCCTACGGCAGCCTCCGACTTCATCAGTGCCTGCAAAGCCCAGACCACGTCTGAAACATGACCGAACGTGCGTCTCTGCTTGCCATCTCCGTGAACCAGCAACGTCTGGCCGTCGATCGCCCGCTGCACAAACGTCGGGATCACCATGCCGTACGCGTCGGACTGCCTCGGACCCACGGTGTTGAAGATCCGCACCACCCGCACTCGCAGGCCGGTCTCCTCATGGTATGCAAGTGCGAAGAACTCGTCGATCATCTTCGAGGCGGCGTAGCTCCACCGCTTGTAGTTCACCTGCCCAAACACGCAACCACTCGTCTCGGGCGTCGGACAGGCGTTGCTATGCCCATACACCTCGGACGTCGATGCCAGCAGTAGCTCCTTCTTGTACCGACTGCACAGGTCGATGACGTTGTGCGCTCCCAGCACGTTCTTGTTCAGGCACTTCAGGGGCTGTGCCACGGCCAGCTTCATTCCAACAACCGCGGCGACGTGGAACACCCCATCGGCCCACTCTACAAGCGGTTCCATGACCGAGCGATCCCCACAGTCTGCCACCACCAGCGTGAACTTCGGGTTGCGTGCGTGCTGGCCGATGTTCGATTGCGATCCGGTCGACAGGTCATCCACACAGACGACTGAGTGCCCGTCAGCGATCAACTTATCGCAAAGGTGCGATCCAATGAAGCCACATCCGCCCGACACGAGGTATCTGCTCATAGCGCAACCCTCCATCTCCCACCAGCAGCATGATAGCCATTCTTTGCAGCTCGCGGATGCTCCGGCAGATATACCCGGAACCTTCCATCACCGTCCACGTACCCATCATCAAAGTTATCGAGAGACCATCGTTGGTGCACACGCTCAAACTTACCATCCCTTCCTCGAGCACCACCAGTCACTACATAGCGCTTTCTTCCTACCTCCATAGGCGTCTCCTTCCACTTGAGATTCTGACGTGCCTCACGGCGTCCTCATCAACGCCACCAGCGAGTCCCGGCTTTCTCCGAACGCCGGGGCGACCGTACCTGGCTTCCTTCCTCCCGAGGATGTACACCACACCTGCCAAACCATCGGAGCAGTCCTTCGAGCCACCCTGCGGATGGTCGATCTTCTCTCTCTTGGTCTTTTCTACCTCTCGCAACTCTCTTGCAGCGATTGAGTGCGGCGGCAGCATAATCCGCCCGTCCTTGATCGACTGCTTCAGCTCTGCGTACGGTCCCATCGTCTGATCTACCGACAGGACGCCAGCCCGCACTCGGAGCCTCCTCAAACCCTGGATCATCATAGCTGACTGGTACGTGTCCATGCTAACCCAACCCAGGTTCAACCTGCTGTGCAGGTACAGCAGCAGGTCTCTTACCAACTCCAAGTCCACCTCCCCGCCGGGCGGAGGCATGATCTGCAACAAGCCGTCGATCTGATACACCGGCGCCCGTAGGTCTCTAACCTCGACAAACGCTCCGACTCTTTCGTCCCACAGCTTGGCTGCAGGCAACAGCTTGTATCCAACGATGCGACCGAGTGCCAGTCCAGCAGCATCCTGCGTGATGCCAACGTCGAGGTGTGCCGCAAACACCTGGTCCCGGCCCATCACAAACTCTTCGAGGTACTCCTCTGCGACGATGTTCTCCCACTCTGGGCTGTACGGATCTCCAACTACCCTCGACAGGACGCAGGACTCCATCGTGAACAACTGACTCCCGCCGGTCATGGCGGCGAAGTCGTCTTGCGCCTTCTGGATCAGATGCCGGAACGGGATGAACGGGTGTGCCGAGCCGGTTGATATCCCGGCAAGGTCCCGCAACGCCGCGACGACGTCCCTCTCGAAGTCCGGCCGGTACTCGACAGGCACCTCGATCACATCCTGCTCATCAATCGCGTCTTCACGGCTGGTGATGATGCGGGACATCTTCACTTCGTTCCCGACCTCGACCAGGAACTTGTCTCCGCAATACTTGCTGGCCGGGATCGACTCCCACTGCGCCAGCTTCATGACGAAGATCGTTTTGTCCTTCTTGGCCTCTTCAATCTTCCGGTCGGTGAAGTCTCCGGGGTAGTTCACTGATGAGATCAGCAGCAGCTTACCCGGCAACTTGCCCAACTGCATAAACCTGGACTTCATACGACGGATCAGGGTCGTGTACAGCCTCTCGGCCTGGTCAAACTCCGCTTCGTGCGTGTACTGGACGTGCTTGCTACCCATCGTCCGGGCCATGAAGTTCATTTCGTCGATCAGCCCACCGAACACGTTCATACCGATCGCTGCGGTGTCCTGACCTCCAACCGGAAGGACCAGGATCTGGTTCGGGAACCGCATCTCCGTCTTCAGCATCGCGTCGTACGGGAAGAACTTGCGGAAGTACGGGCTTGCGCTGAGCCTGGCACCAAACTGCTCAAACACGACCTTCTGGGCTAACTGGACCTTCATCGACTGCATGACGAAGACGATGTTCGATCCGGGCGCCAAGTCATACTCCGCCTGCGGATTGTGGAAACACGACAGGCGGTAGACCATATACCCAATAGCAAGGTCTGCCATGTAGTTCTTCCCGATACCGATGCCTCCTGTGTTGGAACTCAGGACGCAATTCAAGCGGAACTTGCTCTTACCTCTGGCCTGGATAAAGAAAACTCCAGTCGCTGGGACATTGAGGCAGTATACATCCACCTCAACTCCGAGACATTCTACCTTCTCTACAACATGGTTAGACCTGGCACGATTCATCTCAGTCATTCGGTCTGCACGTCGACCCTTTTCGATTGCTCCTTCTTCAGAGTCCCAGAACAACCGGGCTGCAAAACTTGCGTTCCCAGCGAGGTTACGTATCCTCATTCTCTCTGCAGCAGCTACCCTCTGGGCAGGATCATCCCACCTCTTCTTTCCCTTGCGGCCGTTCTCCTTGGCAATCTTCCTCCGCTCAGCATGCGGACGACTGTTATAAGCTGTGATATTCTGAACAGCAAGATCATGATGCAACCTATCATGATCAGCCTTCGTTCTCCACTCGAGGTTCTCCGGCTGGTTGTCAAGAGACTTGAAATTCTTATGGTGACATAACCACCCAGGTCTCCTCTCAATTCCGGTCGTGTATTCCAACACCTGACGGTGGATAAACTTTCCTCTTCCTCCAGCTTGCGGGTGAACCTCCCGCAGATACTCCTGGCCTCTTAATCCGAGCTTTCGGACCTCAGCATACATGCTGATCAATCTATCTCCAGGCTTCAAGTCCTTAATCATAACCTTCTCACCAAAAGTGGTGATAAACTGGTGCCTGGCATTTCCCTCAACAAAGGTACCGTCTGTGAAGGTTACCCTCCACAGCACATCACGTCCAGTCTTGTGAGGCAACCGAGCCTTCCCTGGCACGAAACCATACCCGTCGTGGGAGTAGACCCAGAACTCATCATTCGCTCGGGTCTCGGCCAACTCTTTGATCGTTGGCATTGTCCCATCAAGCAACGGCACGGGCGTATCTTCAGCCAAACACAGCACCGCTTCTACGTACTGGTCGGTGGCAAACAGTCGGATCAGTTCCTGCATAATCCTCGGTCGCACATGCGCCTTCTGACCCATGTACTCCGGGCTCTCCACGAACTCCTGGATGTCCGCAACATGTCGGACCCGGAGCCCACGCTTCTCGAACAGCAGTCTCGGATCGTGGTACTGCAGTGCCTTCCTCAGGTTGCTGAAGAACCCATTCAACTCTGGCAGCGGCACCATCATATCACCGTCAATGCTAACCGGCTCCACGAACCTGACAAACTGCTCGAACGTCTTTCCCGTCTGCTCAGGCATACCTGCGGCCTTGCAGAACATACTTATGGCCTCTTCTGCCTTGCTCAACGACAGGAACTTGTTCGTTCGGCTATAGGCTTCCATCTACTGTTTCACCGGGACGTAGGACCCGCTCTCCGGGTCCTGCACCATCTGAACGGAATTGTCGTCCGCCCACTTCAGGAAGTTGTCGAGCGCAGTCACGGCCTTCGAGCCATCACCGCCCATCTGGTCAACCAGGCCCTGGAAGCTGTGCTTCACCTTCAGGTTGAACTCCTGCGGAACCGACGGAACCACGCCAAGCTCGATCTGCAGCCGGGCGTACTGGCCCAGCAGCTCTCCCAAGATCCTGACGTCGTTGCTCGTGTGCCGGAACGGAATCGAAGCTTTCTCACGCTCTCTCAACTGCTCGATCCTCTCCGACTGCAGACCGATCAACCAGGCATAATGCTCCAGGACGTTGATCTTGCCACCGACTCGCTGGGCTCGGATGGCAAGTTCCTTGCTGATCTCTTTCGCTGGCGTCATGTCATTGGGCTGCCTGCCGGTCGACACTGTCACCGTGCCCAGCTCACCCAACACCTTATCACGAAAGTCTCTCACCGATCTGGCAAGAGACTTCGTCGCTGACTGCCTCTGGATGCCCCACTCGTTTTGTACATACCTCGTCACGCGGTGCGCTGGCTGTCCATCTCTCAGACGCCAGTACACCTCGGCGAGCTGCCGATCATTCAGATGCCTCAGCCACGAGGCCCGCTTGCCGACCGGAGCTACAGCGTCCCGCAAGACCTTGATCAGGGCGTCGTCGGTCAGCAGAACCTTATCGCTCAGGCTGGTGGCGGTGCCGTTCATCCATCACCCTCCTTCGTTGCAAGCGATTGCAAATCGGGAGGTTGGTCACTCTCGGCCAGCAGTGCGTCTATGGTCTGGGACGGGCCTACACTATACACCCTGCCCTTCGACAGTTCTGCTGGGTCCGGCTCCTTCAGGAAGTCTCTGTGGCTGTTGACAAACTTGTCAACAGGCAGGACGTCGAGCAAGCGGGTCACCACGGAGTCGAACGTCACACCGGCAGCCATGCAGTCCCTGGCCTTGGCGAGTGCCCGCTTGAACTCCATACGTTCCATCCTCACCCACAAGTGCTCCCTGCCACCGAAGTCTAACACCATGAAATTAAACGGCAAAGTGTCGCCATACTTCGTGAACAGTCGGTTCAGCACCAGGCTGAGGTCGTCGACGGTACGGATCTCGTCCTTCGCCTTATCGAATTCGTCCCTCATCTCCGGTGGCAACGTCTCCCTCGTGGACTCGATCATGCGCTCAAGCTCGGTCACATCCGTGAAAGCCATGTGCGCCGCGACTTCCTCGAATGAGTACCTCTGCATCAAATCCCGCACCAAAGCATCGAACCGCTTGCGGTCGAACTGCCCACGCAAACGGTTCAGCTTCACGGTTTGGAACTTCTGCTGGTCCTCCGGGATGTTGACGACCTTACAGGGCACAACCTCCAGCTCAGGAGCCAGGATTCCAAGTCCATCGAATCGGTGCTCTCCATCCACGATCTGGTAGTCATATCCCGTCGTCTCTGCCTCCTCTTCCGGCAGAGGAGAGACGACCACGTCCTGCACGAAACCCAACTGCTCGAAGTTTGCGACCAGCTCATTGAACAGGTCGTCCTTCATGACGTTCGGGTTCCATGCGTTCGGTCGGATCTTCTCCCGCGGGATCATGACGGTTTCCGGAAACTGGATCGTCATGACCTACCTCCACTCTTGGCTGTGTTCAGCTCATGGACAAGCCTCGCAAACTCTGAGCCGTGTTGGAGAAGGAACGGCAGGTTGTTCAGCGTACAGTGGCCTCCTTGACGCCCCTGAATCGGCGCGAGTACCGGGCGGTTGTATTCTGGGTATCCCAGATCGGTCCAGCCCTCGTTGTACGTCTGCTGCCAGAGCGTGAACGCCTCGGCAAACGGAACCTGCAAGCGATTGCAAATCCGGTCGATCTCCTTCACGTATTCGATACAGACGGCATAGAACGTGGTGTCAACGATCTTCGCAAGCTCAGTCGCCTCTGACGTCCTGCACAAGTAGACCTTCATACTGGCGCGACGGAAGTACTCAGCGACTATGTCGACTTCTGGGCTCGGACCTCCAACAAACTTGACGAACGAGGCGATTCCCTCAGCGAGGAACGGGTGGTTCCCACGGATCGGGCTGTGCACGGCCCCACACTTCCGGCTCGTGCCGACAGGCACTGTGCTGTGAATCACTGTCAGCGCTGGTATGTACATCTTCTGGTATTCATGCACCTGCTCGATGAACTTTTCGGAGTATGGAAAGCACACGTGCATGATGTCCGGGTCACATTCGACGTGCTCGACGTCCCGAAGCACCAAATCATAAAACGGGCTCAGCACTGCGGCCAGTGCGGAGCCCACCTCACCATTACCTACGATCAAAGTCTTCAAACTACCACCTCCGCGGAGTTGATACCGGCTACTTCAGGCGCCGGAATATCCCTTCGCGTGGGTGCACACACTCAAAGCGGTCCTCGAGGAAGCGATAAAAATGCATCAGCGAGTACGTGCCTTGATTCTCTCCTACCGTCACATTCGCCTTCTTCAGGAACATCTTGGGGAGATCCCGCCACCGGAACTGTTCCCCAACTCCGACACACTTTTCAAACGCCTCGGCAAGCCTGCTATAACTCCTGCGCCGGAACACCCTCATCTGATTCCCAGCAAGCTTACTGGCGATGTCGTGCAGGTCTTGTGCCGCCATGTCGTGAAAATACGCGACTCGCGGGTCATGCCTCATGACGTTGAACTGTGCGACCTCCTCATCCGTCACCCGGCCATCACGGATCTTCAGCACCATCGCCAGCGCCTCATTCTCGTTCTGGTAGATGAACGGATACTTCAGGTCGTACAGCGTCCCACGTACCCACGGGCGGTCTGGCAGGATCGTCGGGACTCCAACCACCGCCGTCTCCCTCGGGACTGCTGCATGACCTTCCCGCGGACTGGCATACAGGATACACTGCTGCCTCGGCAGGATGTCGTTGATGTACACGTGCCGTCCCTGGCGCCCACCGGACTCGATACTGCCGATCAGGTTCTTCGACGCGTCGGTCGGGTTCGTCCGCTTGAACCCACCTTCGAGGATCGCCATCGTGCCAGTCGTGACCACCTCCATCTGGATGCCGTGGCGTGCGAACAGTGGTTGCATCACGTCGAGGATGAATGGCACATTCTTTGCACCGGACATCCGGCCGATGAACGATACTCTGAACGGGTCCTGCGGGGTCTGCAGCCGCTTCTTCACGTCTTCATCAGAGAGCATGACTCCACGGAGATCTGGCGGCAGGCTCTCCCCACAGAAGCTGGACTTGGCTTCGAGCTTTCTGACGTAGGCTGGTGACAGGTAGTGCCTGGCTATCGCGAACCCTCTGGCCTTCTGGTGCGGTGCGTTCCACACCACCCAATCGGCGGACAGGTACGACGCAGCTTCGTTCAACAGGGACGTGGGCCACGGCGACTGCGTGGCTACGTCGGACGACTCATGCCCGGCAACCATGATCCGCATCACCACCGGCACGATCATGTTGTGCCAGTGGTCATCGGACTGCAGGCGCAGGTGCGAGATCATGTGCTTGCGGTTCGAGTAGACCCAATCGACAGGGCACACCATGCCATTCAGGTAGTTATTCGCTGACTCATTGTCCACCGGGACCTCTGACGACCTCTTCGGCAGCCGGTCGGTCGGAGGCGAGATCGTGTACACGCCGGTCTCCTCTTCGTTGTTCCTGGCGTCGATCGTCTCCCGGTAGCGATTCTCAACATAAAGCAGGGTCTTGGTGCCGAACAGCTTGAACATGGCCTTCGCCACCTCGTAGAGGAGGATGATGCCACTGTCGCTCAATGCGTTCGTGCCGCCAAGACCCGATGCAGGAACCGCGAAGCAGGTCAGCGAACTCTGACAACTTTTCGGGTCAACCTGCTCCGTCATTTCTTCTTGCTCTCCTCACGGTCCTCCCGCTTCTCGAGCGCCCACGCTACCAGCTCTATCAGCTTCGGGCGGACCTTCTCGGCCCACTTCGTCTCGACCTCAGCCCTCGACAGGCCCTCTTCTGGCATCTTCAGATCGAGATACGGTTGGTGCCACACGCACTGCCAGATCCCCGGCTTCTTGCTCAACGGGGCGTATTCTATCGCGTACTCGGGTGAGAAGTTGGACTCCAACTGGAACCACATCTTGTTGAGCCGGTTATAGCCAATAGCGTGCGGCTTGGCGTAGTGTTTCAGATACGTGTACAGCGCCATCTTGCCTGCGGCGGTGTGCATGTCGAACACGTACCACGGCATCTCCACGGTTCTCGGCCTCTTTCTCCCAACCCGGTCAACCCAGGCTCCCAACCCTCTCTTGACTCCGGCCTGCACGTCCTTCTGCTTCAGACCTCGGTGGCTCACCAGCACCATCGTTGCCAACGCGCACTGACGATCCCCGAGCATGCCTCCCATCCTGGTTCTCTTCGCCAGCATCCTCAACGCTGGGATCTCATAGCCGGACAAGAACGGCTCCACCTCGTTCGTCTTGATCAGGCTTTCCAGGTACGTCTCTGCGGCGTCTGCCGGATCGCCCTCTCTTCCCAACTGGTCGACGAACTCGAGCATCGTCACCATCTCTGGGTGGAGGTCTCCACGACGTGCAAACGGATACCCTCTCTCCACCAGCTCCAGCGCCATGAAGAACAAGGCGGCTCCGTCCTTCTGTTTCGGAGCGAGCACCGTCTCGTAGACCATCTTTCGCCAGAGCTTCTCGTCCTCCTCTGGGGTGAGTGCTGGAGCAGACTCGTCCTGGCTCTTCCTCAGTTTCGTGAAGAACTGCGCCAACTCCCCAACCATAGGCCAGCAGTCCTCGTTCACGATGGACGCGAGCCTCCACTTGAGCCACTGACGCTGAGCCTTCACGGACCACAGGAGGTCAAAGCACGTGCGGGCCAGGTCCAGGTCGCACCTCCGCACGGCCTTCTGGATTCCCGACCTCGCACCAAAAATCAGATCATCTTCTTTCGCCATCTTCTCCCCGACTTTGTTTGATGGTATCCCACCAGCACTTCATGAGTCAAGGTGGTTCTGCAAGCGCTTGCAGCGAGGGGTAGCGCTGCACTACCCCCTCACCACAGGCACTGCTTAGTCCATCCCGAGCAGGGAGTTGATGTCCTGGTCGCGGTACTCGCTACCCGTCGCTGGAGCGTCCTCCGGGTCGCCCTCTTCGGGCGCCGCCTGCTCCTTGCCCTTCTCCTTGCGGCCAGCAGCCTTCTTCTCTGCCCTGGCTTCGGCTCCCCTGGCCTTGTCGTTCGCCGCCTTCTCTTCCTTTTCGGCGGTCTTGGACGCCCAGGTGATGTCGACCCCGTACACGCGTTTCAGGTACTTGATGTGATCGTCCAGGCTGGTCCGTTGCGGAGCGACGCCCTTGCTCTCCAGCCATTCCTGGCAGATCATCTCGAGGGCAACGACGGCGCTGTCAGAGGACGTAAGCCGCTTGGCTTCCTCGATGGCCTCGGTGATGATGTTCGCCTCGGACTCGCCCATGGAGAACTTCATCGTGGTGATGTGGGGCACCGTGCCCATCGCGGTCCTGTCTGGGGACCGGCTGACCTTCACGGCCTCGCCCAACTCGCGGCTGGTCATCTTGGCGGCCTTCTCCATCCACTCCTTCGCGTTCTCCGCGGTAAGGATGGCAGCCAGGTCCTTCATCTTGGTCCAGCCGAGCTTCTCGACCTTCGCCTGGCTCAGGTTCAGGGACTTGACCTTGTCCCAGATCTCGACGAGGTACATGGCCTTCCGATAGTGCATGCCCAACTCGGCGTCGGCATACTCACGGAAGTCTTTGAATCCCCACTCGGCGTAGTACTCGCGGTGGTAGGACTCGGACAGGAGCTTCGCCAGGGTCAGATACCCGGACTCGATGTTGTGTTGCGCCTCAAGGATCTCCTTCCGCACCATCTCCTGACGGGGAGCCTGCTTGGTGGACGCACCGGCAGCCACTTCTTGCTCTGCCCTCTGAGTAGTCTTCTGCTTAGCCATAAACTTACATTCCTCCTTATTTTTTCTTGCGGATCTGACGGACTTTCGTCTCATCTTCACCAGGGGTTTTGTCATCACCGGACACCAAACGTGCCCGCGTCCTTGCCCACTCACGGATCGCTTTCAATTCCTCCACGTCCCGCTGGGCCTGCGGGATCGTTTCCTTGATCGCCTTCACGACGTGTTCGGTGGTGAACTCACGTTCCTCGTCGAAGGCCGCGAACATGGCGTCCTCTATGACACCCTCGATCTCGGCGCCAACGTATTCGTTAGACATCCGCGCCAGGAGAGGAATGTTGAACTTCTTCGGGTCCCGGCCACGCTTGCGGATGTGAATCGCGAAGATCTCCTCGCGCTCATCCTCTTTGGGGAGATCGGTCGCCCATACTTCATCGAGGCGTCCTTTCCGGTAAACCATGCTGGGCAGCGTAGCCACATTGTTCGCAGTGGCAACCAGCACTACCGGGTACGTCGTCTCCTGCCGCCAGGTCAACACCGTGCTGACGACACGAGCGGTCACACCGGAATCCAACTCACCGGACCCGGCAGCTCCAGCCATGGCCTTCTCAATCTCATCCATCCAGAGGACGACGGGACTGACGGCCTCAGTCACTTGCAGCGCCATGCGGATCGCAGCCTCGGACTCACCTACCAGGGAGCGGAACACCTTCCCCATGTCCAGCCGGAGCAACGGCAACTGGTAATACTGCGCGGTCGCTTTGGCTACCAGGGACTTCCCAGTCCCGGCCGGGCCTACGATCAACATGCCCTTCGGATACGGCAGGCCGTACTTCCTGGCCTCTTCGGTGAATACCCGGCGCCTCTTGCGAATCCATTCCTTCAAGGCCCGGAACCCACCGACGTTGTCCATCGTCTCGTTACTGGCGAAGAACTCGAGGACGTCGGACTTCTTGACTTCCTGCTCCTTCTGCCGCTGGATCACGTTGATGTCGATCCCATCGGCAATCGCCAGGCTGAGCGCTATGGCGTTCTCTGCGCCCATCATATCAAGGCCAACCGCGGCGTTCGCTGCGGCGCGTACCAGGTCAGCCACCTCTTCCTTCTTCTTGGGCATAGCAAGGGCGTCGCTATACTTACGAGCTACCCGGCTATACTCGACCTCGATCCGGTCCCGGTTCGGGAGCGGACAGTCAACGAACTGCACCAGGTTCTTCAGCTCAGGTGGCAATTCCAGGTGTGGACCGACGAAGATCAAATGTGACCCCTTCAACCGGGCCGCGTAGACCGCGTCAATCACATGCTGCACTACCTGATAGTGGTTCACAAACTGACGCACGTTGTGGAAGATTGCCACGGTCGGTGCTGGCTCTTGCTCCACGTACTTCAGTGCGTCCACCAAATCCCTGCCCTGTTCCCGGACTGTCGTCGCTCCGTCTGCGCGGCCGACCATCAGGCCAGTGGTTACTCTCCAAACACCGAACTGAGCGTCCAGCATCTGAAGCTCTTCCATCGCCTTCCGGACCTGCTGCTCAGCAACGAGCGGTTCTACCGTCCGCATGAACATGCACGGGAACCCTGCCTGCAGATAATCACGAATCTGCGGCACTGCTTTTTCCTTTCCGTTCGCCATCCATCCTCCTTCACTTGGAGTCGCCACTTACTTCGCCTACCCGCTCTGGGCACGGGAGTAATGTTTGATGGGTTAAAGCATATCCCAGGTGAACCCTTTTGTCAAAGAAAAATTTTCAGGTCTGTGCAAGCGATTGCAAAAAAGTTTCGTTCCTCTTTCTGACGTTCGCCAGCACAGCCTTCCGGTACTGGGCTACACCCTCCATCCTGGGCCACAGGACTTCTCGGCCGATCTCCATGATCACCCTGGCTACACACTCGTCGTGCGATGCTGGTGCTGATCCGAAGGCTTTCATCACCTCTACCGGGATCATCTCCCGTTTCAGCTTGCCGTCACCACACAGGAATTTCCTCATTTCGCTGGTGGTAAGAAGTATAAGCTCGCGCTTCGTTCTCGCCAGGACAGCCGCCTTAATCACGCCGTTTAATTCGGCAAGCTGCGTGATGGAGCTGGCGTTCGGCCGGACACCGAAAGCGTAGTCCTCCATGAACACAACGTCGGCTGGTTGAACTATGTCCTGCACTCTGAACGCTATATTCACGGTACGCCTGGTGACTGAACCATCTTTCTTTTGGCTCGTGGCTATCAACTGCGTCCAGATTTCGTTGGTCTGAGCATCGTACCGACAGATGCCCAGACCATTCAAGGACGGGTCAATCCCGACGACTCCGCTTACATTCCTACCCATGCCCTTGCCGCCTCTATTCGTGAGCCATACAGGTGCAGGTCCTTGCAGAACACGACGGACGGTCCGGGCCGCACGTTCATACTGGACAGCTTGGCAATCTCCCGCGCCATCGTCTCCTTCAAGAGCTGGAACCCGGCCATGTTCTCTGGAAACCCTCCGAACAGGTCCCACGACCGATACATCACATAGAAAGTGAGGAAGTAAGGGCCTACCGGCACTCCCTGCGAGTCTGTTACCGGGTTGTCTGACAAGATCACCCGCGTGTCTATCCCAAGCAGGCACGGCGTGGTCTTCCTGGCCGTCTCGTCGACGTGACGCTTGCCGGAAGCGTCGGTCACGTATAGCGTCGGCTGGAAGTAGTCGAGGAAGCACAGCGGATCACCAACACGCATGGTAACGTGGGCGTTTCCGAATCCTTTCGTTCCGTAGTACTCAATCGCAGCCATCGCCAGCGGGTACAGCCACTCGCTGTAGTTATAGTGCTCTCCTGGAGCTGGCGGGGCGTCGCTAAACACCTTCGTCTCGAAATACTCCTGGATGCTCCTGTCGTCCGTGGGTGGGATTTGGCCCTCGTTTGGCAGCGGAGCCAGGGGCCTGACCTCCGGGTAACGGATGCAGCCGATCGCGCAGTCCATCGTGAGTCGGTAGTCTCCAGCATGGGAGCCCTCCTCAACGGTGTACTTGCGTCCACGCTCCAGACAGGCCCTCATGAACTCCTTCCATACCTCCTCGGTGGTGTTACCGTACACGGCAATTGGGGAAAAGTCCAGATCTGCCCGTGCCGGTACATCGAACAGCATATTAGTCATTATGTGGTCTCCTCAAAGAACTTGATGCACATCTTGCCGGTCGGGCAGTCCTTCGCCCTCCAGTTGCTCCAGTTGGCGTGTCGGCACTCCTCGAGCGGCTCAGGCATCCGATTCGGGTAGTTGAGATACCCGTCGGTAAACGCCATCACCTTATCCTTGATCCTTCCAAGCAGTGCCTCGTTCCGCTGAACGGTGAACATCTTGAACGGCAGCTCCTTGGTCGAATATTTCTTACTCACGTACATCACGTAGCCTACCGACGAGTCGATAGGCACCGGCAGCTTGGTGTCCAGCTCGCAGCCCCACATGTAGCTCTGAATCTGCCAGTCGTGCTGCGCCAGCGGACCCTTCAGCTTGTCAAATTCCTCTCCCTTGATCGTCTTGATCTCGAGGACCCGGTAGACGTTCGTATCCTTCTCCAAGAACATATCCGGGTGGCCGGTCATCATCCACGGCGCGGGCAGCTTCATCGCGTGCTCGTGGTAGACTATCGCCTCCGGCCGGGCCTTGCAGTTACTGCATGGCTTCCTGGGCGGCCCTCCAAAGTAGACCACACGGTTGCAGGCGAGGCAGCGCCACCATCCACGTCTCCGGTCTCCCAGGACGTGAGGCGTGTTCTGAATCCACTCCTGCACCGCCCGTCCGATACCAAACAGCAGCTTAACACGGACGGATGCGAATCCCTTCATGGTCACATCGTTCTGGGCTCCAATCACGTGCATCCGCATGCAGGCGTCATGGAGGCTCGACGCTCTCGGATACCAGATCTTCTGCTCTTCAACGTCGACCCTCAGCTCCAGGTGCTCGGCGGCGAGTGCGGTGCCATCCTTCGGCGTGTACTCCTGCTGTACCGGCACCAGGCCAGCATTCCTCCTCTGACGGATTACACGATCTGCGAAACTCATTCGTCGCCTACCTCCTGCGGGTAGAACTCGTCGTGGATAGTCCAGGGCAAGATCAGCAGCGTCGTGTACTGGAACAAGCGGGTGAACAACTTGACCTTTGACTTGGCGCTGACTCCCCAAGGACCTTTGACCTCCACGAACATCTTGTGCTCGGGAAGGTGGAAGTCCGGCGTCCAGAACACTCCGGGCTTGACCGGAAACGCCCACCGCTCGTACTCGAACGGGATGCCACTCTCACTGAGCGCCTCGGCGACGTGCCGCTCATACTCTGATCGGAAGAACTCTCCCAACAACACCGAATACGAAGCGTTCGGAGGCGAACTCGGAATCTGGATCGCGTTGGCTCGATAGCCGTTGTCAGACCCTCTTGTCTCGATGAATTCCCACGCACAGAGTCGGCTGCACACGACCCACGGGAGCTGGCTGACATACGGCCAGTCTGCCCGCGGGATTTCTTGCAAGCGATTGCAAACGGGACATGGCTTATTTGGAATGTCGCACCTCCACCGCTACCTTCGGCAGATCATCGAAGATCTTCCTCTCCTTGTACTGCCGCCATAGCCTCAAGATGTTGTTGTAAAACTTCTCGAACTGTGCAGGCGAGTCTCCAGTGTTGTAGTTCCGCAACGCCTGCCACAGAGAGCCATACTTCTTGAGCTTATTGTACAGGGTCGCAATCCCGACCTCGGTATTCACCTTCCAGTCGGTGATGTCCCACTGGCTCAAGAAGCACCGGGCCAGGTTGTAGGGGCCGTGGTACTTGCCTCCTCCCACCCAACAGAATCGGACCTCCTGGTTCCCTAACCCGGATTCGCCAGCGGCCAAGGCAGCGCAGAGATTTGGATCAAGGTTGTATTTCCCTGCTACCATCCTGACGTAGGCGTACCATTCCTGCAGGGTTGGTCTTGTTGAAGGGCTGGCATCTGCAGTGAATGGGTTGAAGATTAACAGCAGCATGAAGGCGGTTGTCCACCTCACTCAGGCATCTTATGGGTGCCAGCCCGCTGTCGGTTAAGGTTCATCATACCCTCCTCCTGATCACTCTTCCAGCTCCCACCGAATCCGTTCTCTTACCGTGTACTTCGGTCGGTAGCCCATCACGTGTCGGTAGAACTGGTCTGCCTACATGCCGAACCCATCGGCCAGCACAGCCAGCGGCAGACCGCCTCTTGCCACTACTACAGGACAGGTGGCGTTCATGTCCCAAGCTGCCCTCTTGCCGTAGTCAATTCTGATCTGCTTCGGGCATATCCTTACCCTTCTGATCTCGACAAACAGGGCACAGTACTCGGCGTACTGCTCTTCGAGCAACTCCTCAACCATAGGGTCGCGAATCTCAGTCCGTCTCATCCAGCGCATCGGACTCATCCACGCCATTCCCTCGTGCGAGCTGTGCTTTTGCACGTGCTATCACGGAGAACTGCGCGCGCATCTTGATGGCACGGTTCTTGACCATCGCGTCCTTGATCTGCTCGAGCGTATTCGCCTTGTACTGGAAGAAGCGCCACTGAGGTCCATCTTTGTGCACAATGCCATAGGTCTTGGCGTATGTCAAGAGCGTCGTGAAGTCATCTACCTGGCCCTTCTGCAGTCCCAGGCCAGGAACGTCCTCGGTCAGCCTGACGTACTCACCGATGCCAGCGAGTGTCGCTACCTTGGCTTTGCGGATCGAGAACGAATAGCGGTCGGCCATGTTCTTCTTCCGCTTCTCGTCCACATACTTCTTGTCTGGGCCGTCCTTCTTCAGGGACTTCTTCACACAGCGGAGCAGCAGACTGAACTCGTGCTTCATTCCCCACCCACCGGACATCGTCTCGGGATCTCCGAACATCTGGCCGATCTTGATCCGCATCTGGTTGATGAAGATTATCATGCACGGGTGCCCACGGCGCCTCTCCCGGATCAACCGCTGCTTTAGGTTTCTCACCATCCGGCCGATCACCCTGGCCTGCAGACCGATGAACTGATCCTCGGCGGCTGACTCCATCTCCGCGGATGGGCTAAGGGCCGCCAGGCTGTCAACTACTACCAGCCCGCAATCGTCGGCGCGGAGCACCTGCTGAGCTATGTTCGAGTACTGCTCTGCGTACTCGGCCAGCGCCAGCACATACCGATCCGGGTCGGCTCCAATGCTTGCCGCCCAATCCCGGTCGAACGTGTTGTGCACTACCACGTCCTGCACTACCCAGGAGTTGCCGATAGGTACAGTAGCGTCAAAACAACGCCTGACCTCACCGTCATGTATAACTTGAGTCACGCGATCCCACCAAATACCGGAATCGTTCAGCCATCTGCTGCGCTCATGATGCAAGCGATTGCAGTAACCAGGTAGCAACATCTCGTCCGGATAGTGAACCTGCCCTCTGGTTCTTTGAGACCAGAACTCAGCAGCTTCGCCTTTGTAACTGTACAGCTTAACCTGTCCTTGAAAACTCTGGAGGTTAATCTTCCCGTCTACAGTTACCACCCACCAACCATTCTGGCCAACTGACCTGGCCGGATACGAATGCACTCTACCGAGTATCCCAATTCTTGCCAGCAGCCAGCGTACTTGATAAGCCAGTACCTTAGACGAGGAACAGAAACTTGCGGTTGCTCTGGCTGGGTTTACTCCTCCATCAGTCATCCACAACCCACGAAGGAGCGCAGTCACCACCGGCAACTCTGCTTCCATCAACGAACCTGGTATCCTCTTGCTGCCAGCAGTCCTACCATATACCCCTATCTCTGACAGCCATTGCTTGAGGGGGCTCAACTCACCCTTGGCAAACTTCCTACCCTTCTTACCGAGCATCACCAACCTGGCATGCCGGTCGTCGAAACGGTTGGCAAAGTACCCACGTTGCAGTAGCAGTCTCTCCAGCCGCCGCCATACTTCAGGGTCCTTATTAGTGAAGGTAAAATTGGCCGATGTTACTGCGCCATCACCAAGCAGCATCCCAAGCAACTCTGCATCATCTGGTGTCATCAATCCTGGAACACCAACGCTGCTGACACGCCAGGGCCGCGCAACCGAATCCCCAACCTTTACCTCACCAAGGTGAACCCACACGGCCTCACGGTCCCGGAAGACGAGGACAGGATGGTCATACGTCCCGCGGATTGAGGTTGATTGCGTCCTAACCTCCAGCGTTTCCATCTCACCAGAATCGACTCGTTGCAGCGGCCTCGTCAAATCAAGCCGGTACTTATCCACACAGGAAACCACCCTCTCATCCTGCTCACTCATCCAGTCCTCTATACTACCGAGGAAACCGGAAACGGGGTTGAACATCTCCTGTCCAGAGGCAATACAACCTTCAACGTCGATCCACGCCGTCCTCATGCGCTTCGGCTCCTCTCCCTCACACCTGCAGTCGTCTATAAGGTGGAAACAGCGCCAGCACAGCAGGTCGGCCATCACCATAGCGTTAATCGCCAACGTCGTCTTTCCGCCGGACTCTGGTCCCCACAAGCACGTGCTTCCCCAGATCGGGAACCCTCCTCCGGTCGCATAGTCGACGGCAAATACCCCGGTCGGCAGTCGAGGCGGGTCTGTCACAAGCTCCCGCCCCGTCACCACCGAACCCTGGCCACAGTTGACGTTTATAGCATCTGCAACCTGGTCGAGCGTCATGGCCTTCTGGCCGTTACTCTTCTTTTCGGTCATGCTATTCTCCGGTCAGCCTTGCCACTTCTGCTTCCAGAAGGTCGTCCACCAGGTCCCTCGTCTGGTTGTAGACATCGACAATTTCCTCGACGTAGCAGGGCACCCTGAGCGTCACGTCCACCTTGGCACCGGCCATATCGCCGGTCGGGAACCACGTTCCGAAGTGTACCTCAACTTGAGCCGGGGCCGTCGCAAACGGCCTGATCTTGATCTTCTTGGTCTGGGTCCTCTTCTGGGACAGGACCGTCGACGTTACTTCGATCAGGGCCTCATCAGCCTGGATTTCTTTAGCCTTCGCCACCTTCACCTCCCGTTGTCGTGTGCCACTCAGCGTGCAGGACTTCCCTCACATCTGCAAGGGACTTGACATCGGTGTCTGCCTTGTCCTCAAGGCGTCTGAACACTTGTCGAATCAGCAGCGCCTGGGCGCGGTTATACAGCCTCCAACCTCGAGAGTCGTAGTACACGGGGTCCGGCAGCACTCCCATACGGTGCAGCTTCCGCACGGACTCAGGCTGTCTCCCGATCAACCGTGCGACTCTGCCGATGGAGAAGTAGCGTTCACCGGACTCGTCTACCACCGTCCTGCGGTCTGCCGGGTTGGTCACCCGCCGATTCTTGCGGTAGGACTCTCTCGCCTTGTCCTGCGTCTTCTTACGGAACTGTGCATTTTCGGCATACTTCTTGCGTCTCTTTGCGTTCAGCTCCTCCTTATTCCGATCGTACCAATCAGTGAACTTCGACATCTTATGACACCCCCTCTACAAGATTCCGAATCGACATGCCGTCCTTACGGTACTGAGCCAACCTCTTCTTGGCCCAGCGCACGGTGTCAGGATACGCAGTATCGACGAAATCCACAACTACCGGGCATTTCTTATCCCCATGCACCCGCTCGATACGGCCCTTTGACTGGACAACTGACGACTGCGGCGTGGCATACACCAGCCCTGCCAGGTCTTGAATGTCCGTCCCGAGCGCGAACATCTGATACGTCGCGAATATCACATTGCAAGCGATTGCAACCCGATGCCTCGCACGGTCCTCCACGCCACCGTGGTAGAACCCCATCTCTGCCCGCGGGATGCCTTCCGTCCTCGCCACGAGAGCCGCCAGCTCCTGCAGATGCGCGACTCTGTCTGAGAGCACCACCGTCCGTCTGCCTGAACGGTAGAGCATGCCAACGTACTTCGCTAAGGCCCGATTCCTGACCGGGTCTTTCGCGAGCCTGGAGAGGATTACTCCCCTCCGCTGCATGGTCCCAAGCCCGGCGTACAGGCGCTCTTCATTCCTCCTGAACTCAACCGAGACCACCTTCGGGATCATCACTTCGTCCTCGCCAGCCACCCCGACCAACCGCACCTGACCGAAGTGCTTCTCGAACACGGCGTGCATCCCGTCAAATCTCTTCATCTCGGCCGAAGCACCGATGCGGTACTTGGTCGGGAAGAGGTTGATCACCGGCGCAAAGGTGGCCGGAGGGACGCTATGGTCCACCTCGTCTGCCACCAGTACACCGAAGCTCTTGCGGAACTCTTTCCCAATCCGGTCGAGCGCCAGGCTATGCACCAGGCCAACCACCAGCTTCTTGTTCCTCCAATTCCACTTATTGCCAACGACGTAGCCGATCTCGTTTCTCTTCAGGTTCGTGTGCTGCAAGGCGCGCTCTATCCACTGCTTCACCAGATTCGAGCGTGGCACCAGTATCAGTGCTGTCCTCCCAATCCACTGCAGCATCTTCAGGACTGTCACCGTGTTGTGGGTAACCGTAAAGTCCTTGAGCAAGTATAACCCGTCACCATCAAGGGTAAACCCAAAATACTCTCCAGAACCTAACGAGTCAACAGCAAAACCAGTCATAAGCCAGTCCTTTATCTGCCGACGTTGCCGAGCTTTTTTACGTGGCAGTTTGATATACGGTGCAAGCCTCTGGGTATCCCCCGAAATGGTTAAACGAAAATACTGTCCGGACTTACCGTTGCATGCTTTAGTGCAGGGTGAGACACGGCATGCAAACCCAAGAGACCTGGCAAGGCGAGCAACGTCATCAGCAAGTCCGCGCCACTTGGTAACGAAATCGTACACCGTCTCTTTCACCAGAGAGCCGTCAGAATCCAGCAAACCAGCCAGTACCTCCATCCTGACATGAAAACTGTTTGCAAGGTAAGCAGGGGGAATTCTCTTCTCCGTTCCAACAACCACCAACGGGAGAAGCTCACTCCTAACGATGCTGTAGCCAGGCTTCCATGATTGGGTAAGATGATATTCAGTACATCCACTACCTCGCTCTGTTCTGACTTCCACAAGATGCTCATGTGCCCATCGGTATAAGAACTCGACCATCTCTGAATCTGAATCCCCAAGAGTAACACAGGAGTTATGCCTGGAGCCATCACCAATATACATCCCAATTAAATAAGGGTGAAATGGAATAGCCCTCTCAGCGTAAAACACACCCGCTGGCCTCCACAACTTCATCTTAGCTCGGTATGTTTTACCTTTGCGTAAGAACTCGTGAAGTGGAACCTCTATTACCCCACCCTGCGGGTAAAGTGCCAATCCAGATGACGCCTTGAGTGACATCACGTGCTCACGGTTACAGGTGAACGGGTCACCATTTTTGGGGGTGACACGAAACATCTCATCAAACCCATGTGCAAGCGATTGCACAGTACGTGGCTGAGAGTCTGGCCCCATAAGCTGGTCGCCCACCTGAATATCCTCGACCTTTTTTACTGTCCCATCGAACATCAGCAGTTCGGTTCCCCTTCCATGACACTTTCCGAACCCAGGCCGTGCCTCGAGCAGGAACGACGTAGCCCCGGCCTGCAACCAGACCTCGAACTGGTTGATCACCGGCACCTGGCCCTCTCGGAGCTTGGACGTGAATCCGAACTCAACTGGCTTCCCATCGCTGCGTAGGTCTTTCACGTTCGTCGCCAGTTGGGGTAGTGGCAGCTCCATGTGATTCCACGGAACTCCAATCCACCCATCTCTGCGGTCGAACAGATAGACCGGCTCTCCTGGTCCATCCACTCCCCTCGGGATCAGGGTCAACTCTTCAATAAGGGAGCGTACGCGTCTTTCGCCAAGCTCAGACTCGCGCAGATACGCGTACACTCCGATTACTGCTTCCTTGTAGGCCACGCTGACTCCTCGACTGGCTTTCCTTCTTATAATAAATCGTCGATGGACATATCCTTGGACGACTTCTTCCCACCGCCGTTGTCGTCATCGTCCTTGTTTTTCTTCTTGCCGGACGTGCGCGACTTCTCTTCCTTGTCCTCGTCCTTCTTCTTGCCGTTGTCGTCATCGTCCGGATCAAACGGTGGCAGGCCATCATCTTCGCCGTCGTCGTCGTCGCCACCAACCGGCTCTTCACCGCCGACTATAGCGCGCAGCTCTTTCGGCGTCTTCGGAGCCAGGATTTCGGCGTAGTCAAAGGGCTCGATCCAGGTTTCGTCGGCCCCGGCCGGAGCAAGGGACATGAGCTGCTTCTTGGTCAGGCGCTTGTTGAGGAATTCAAAGTCCTCGCCCGTGCTGGCTTCGGTGCCGCTGGAACCGCGGCTGAACTCGTACACGCAGAACTTCAGATCGCCATCGCGCCGTTCGATCTGCTTCAGGATGCGCTCACGGGCCTTGCCTTTGAACACGGCGAGCTGCTTCTCGTTCTGGTGGACCTTGCCTTCCTTGTCGGTCCACTTTCGGTGGTTGATGACGGTCGCCACCACGACGTAGCTCGGATGCTCTCCGGACTCACAGATCGGGCAGGTGTCGATGTCCTTCAGGCAGGTGAACCAGTTACGCCAGTTTCCACCGATCTTGAGCTGATGCTCATACAGGAAAAACTGCGGCGTGTCCAGGCAGTAATCTTGCGACCGTATCGCTTCACATACGGCCTCTTGCGGTTTCCCGCAAGCTGAGACTATATCATTACACAAAGAATCTACGATCTTCATCACTTAATTCCTTTTGATGATGGATCGAGATATGGCACTCGACACACATTGCTATCTGCAAAGCTGGATCGTGGTTTCCAGGCTGCATGTGGTGGACGAGGTTCACATTCTCCTTCCCACATCGCTGACAGGTAAAATTATCTCTGGTCAAGACTTCAAGGTAATACCCACCGTGGTTCGCTTCGTTCTTTGCCAAGAGAACCACGTCTCTATTCTCGTGGTAATAGCAACGAGCGTCGCACAAAACCTTGACTCTATTCCTGTCCTTCCATGCAAGCGATTGCAACCTATGCTGCTCACGCTTAACTGGATCTGCATGCCTCTTACAATCCTTCTCCGGTCTGCGATCTCTGTCGTAACAAAGTCCGCATTTCCCTTTGCATCGGTGTGGCCTGGCGATTGTGCCACAGCTTACACACCTATCGTGCCTTCGTGCCCATCTCTTTGTGCACCGGGCGCTTCGGCTCCGCTTGGAGCCTACTCCCTTACGGGATAGTCGTTGAACCTTCCCCAGGTCTTGGGGCTTGGCTGCTGATTGCCCAATCTCAGATGTTTTCAAGCATTCACGCTCGCTGTTCCCAGCCACGTTGTAGCCTCCTGAGCTTTAGGGTGTCCCAGCAATTCACCCGGTTTAACCACGTCCATTTAATTAAACGTGAGCTTCGTGCTCGTGTCGTTCGCAAGCCACAACCGACGCGGCCCCTTCGACTCACGCCGGGTCTTCGCAGCCTCGTCCTCCTGCCTGGACCTCTTGACGCCCTCCTGTCCTTTCAGATACCAGGAACTTTTCTTCTCAGCCATACATCCTCCTTGCCGATTTGTAATCATGCTTGTAGCTTATCCCAGGTGAACCCTTTTGTCAAGTTGGTTTTGCAATCGATTGCATCTCTCTTGCGTCTGGCCTCCAGAACGCGTCCCATGCCTTCGACTGCACCAGGATCGGGTAGTCTTCCTCGTCGTTGGCCTCCACAGCGTCAGCAACCGAGTCCTCCTCCACATCCAGGTAGGCCAGCGCTGCGATCAATCCATCCCTGGTCACCTTGCCAAGATACTCTTGAGCCCACTCCCATACTTTCTCGGGAGGCCACTCCTTCAAGCCCTCTGGCACGTCGATCTTGGGCACCTTCAGCATGCCCTGTGCCAAGAACCTGATGTTGATCGGGTACTCCGCTCTCGGGTAGTCCATCATCGTAGCTCCGGGTCATCGGTGTACTGCGGATCTGAGAGCATGCCATCGATCACCTCAATGACGTGCGTCAGGTCCTGAATCCTCTGGTAATCGCTTCTCGCATGTTTCACTTCGCCTCCTCCTTCTTCCGTATTCTTATCACCCTAATGCCGTCTGGTTCCTGCACCTTCGGCTGACGGGCCGCATACCTCTTCTTACACTCAGGGCATATTCTCGTGCCCCTCGCCGCGAACGGAACTCCTTCTTCTTTCATTTTCAGATACAGCGTCGTTCGTGGAACCCCGAGTAAAGACGCCACAGAATCACTATCCCCGCGCAGCGCCAGTAGATGCGTGAGCAAATCCTTGAGCGTATGAAACTCCGGAAACTGTTTTAGCAGCCCATCCCAATCGATTTGGGCACTCACACCGCCTCCATCTGGTCAAGGACCTCTGTAAGCTGGTCTTTGTTCTGTAACTCGCCTGGGTCCTTGCAATCGCTTGCAACCCAACTAACGCTGAACAGCGTGGCCCGGTCTTTCAGGCGGTCTATGCACCGAGACCGTGCGAAATCACCACCCTTGTCTGCATCCTGGCCGAGGATGAACGTGTCGCCAGTCAGCGCGTCGAGCTGAGCATCAGTCACTGAACTCGTACAACTGGCTATCACGTTCAGGAACCCAAGTGCCATCAGGCGCATGGCGTCGATCTCTCCCTCCACCAGCATCACCGGGCTCGACCAGTCCACCAACTGCATCCCGAACCACACACCGACCTCTTTCAATTTCGGGAACTCGGCATCCGGCATCCCGGCCAGCTTAGGGCTGATCGTCCACATTTTCTTCTCTTTCCGGCACCTCTCACGGAGCACGAAGACGTTTCCACGGATATCAGTCATCGGGAAGACCACGCTCTGGTTCTCGTAGTTGTAGCGCAGACGGCAGAGATTCTGGACCCACTCTGGGACCCCACGATCGTTCTCAAGCCACTGCTTCAGGCGCCTTGCCTCAAAGTCGGTGCCGTTCTGCAACAGCGGGTACTTGGCAAGCACCTCCCTCGGCAGCGGCTCCACCTGACGTGGCGGCTTCTTGACCCAGCGATCAGGCGCCTCGACGTTCTCATCATCGTCGGTGACGTGGAACAGCTCCTCCTGGGCATAAATCCTGGCGGCTGCATGTGGGTACCTGCCATCGGCAACAAACATGTTGTGGAGTAGCCTACCAAGCCCTCGTCCCTTCGGACTGCATCCAAAACAATTACCAGTTAGAATGAAATCCTCAAGGGTAAAGGCGTGGGTTTCGGGAACCTCACAGCAGAACACATCCTCCACCCTATCTGTCTTGGATACTGACGCAACTTTCCACTTCAACCTCGTATATGTGGCATCACCAGCATTCCTGAACTTCTCGATGTGAGAAGGTTTTAGGAGCAACATATCCGGGAACGTCTCACGTGCAAAGTTTATCCGGTATATTGCACTTTCCTCATTTTGGTTTATCCCAACTCTCATCTGCTCAGAGATTCCAAAGGTAACTATCCCGAGTAAACAAGAGAGGTCACGAACATACTGAAGAACCTCCGGGCGTGATGAGTTCAGAATTACCAACCCGTCATCGTCTACGCATCCATCAGCAGCAATCAGTCCGGCCAGCCATCCTGCAAGATACTCGGGTGGCCTATGAAAAGCTGGCATATCCTGCTTCCAACCCTGCTCAAAGCCACGATACGTCTTTCTCAACGGTCCCTTACCATCAGGCATAGGACATTCATAATAAGCCACGTCGCATTCTTCATAGAACGGAACCATAAACTCATTGTCTGGTCCGTAAAGATCTGCCTGGGACACACGCTGTCCAATCCTACCAGATATACATCCATCCCCAAAGATGTAACCACGCCGGATAGCATCTTGGTCAATATTCCCAAGTTCAACTCTCTGTGGAACACATGACGTGAGATACCTACCTATAGGCAGCGTCTCCGTTGTCCATTCCTGATCTCTCCTTCCCCAACGGGACGTAAACCATCTATGCTCTCTGGTAGCGTACAAGCGCTTGCGAGTGCCGTTTCTGGTCAACTCCACCTCATACAAACGCTGCACACCGTATGACTGGAATGACACCTCTACCCACACTCCACCAGTGGTGAGAATTCGGTGTCTACCACCAACAAGTTCAGAGATCGGGAATGTCCCACGGTCGGTTATTACCCGTGTCTCTCCTGCAAGACACCAATAAGCAGACGCACCATCGTCGTTGACGTGAACTCCAAAACTCGGCCGGGAGTCGTGTCCTCCAGCGTGCGTATATGGTGCCAGCGGACACGGTGCGTTTACCCAGCCACGCTCGGAATAGATACGGCCGCGCTCGACCCCCAATGCCTCCAGGAACCTTCTGATTGCTGCTTCCCTCATTCGCCTCTCCTACGAACTCGGATCACTCGATCCTTTCCCTCTGGCGGTGGCTTATAT